TAAAATTCGAATTTTATGGGATTAATTGGAAAAATTGTTGGTGGGCTTAAAGGCTCTGCTGGCGGACTTTTAGGTGGTGCAATCTCTGCTGTAGGCGGTTCCTTAGCAGCTAAAGCAAGAAACAAGGGATATAATGATTATATCAACATGTTTCAAGACCGTATGCAACAGGTGAAGGATCATCGTGATAACTTGTATTATCAGGACCCTACTCAATCTGCGGAAAATCAAGTAGCCGTAACCAATGCCCAGAAGGTATTGGATAATGCAACAGCAACCGCAAAGAACACCAATATTGTTAGTGGCGGTTCTGATGAAGCGGTTGCGCTCAGTAAACAGGCTGCCCAGGAGCAGGTGGGTAATATCATGCAGCAGGCGGCTGTGCAAGGTGCTCAGAACAAAGAAAATGTGTGGAATACTGCTGATTCGCAGATAGACCAGATGACTAATTACATCGCCACTGCCAAGAAGGAGAAGGCTCTTTCGACTGCTCAGGGTATCACGGATGCTGCTGGTGGCTTGGCTGGAGCTGCAAGTAAATTGCCAATTTAAGGAAGGAGGTAATTATGGGATTTACATTAGATGATTTAACTCCTAAACGTCCGGCAACAGCAGCAACTCCTATTACTGATTTCCCTGATGATAATGCGGTGAAGCCGGAGGTTGCAGTACCTGTTCAGACAACTGATACAGAACCGGGAAAGGGTACAGACATAGATACGACTGGTATTACTGGGAATGGTGGCAAGGAATCTTTTGCCCAGCAGTCAACCGAGGAAGTTACCAAGGTGGAGCCTAACCAGGGTATCAAGATTGACTGGAGTAGACCTTATAGCGAGATAGAACAGAATCCTATCTTGCAGCAGATGAAGCCTTATGACATTATGAGGGATTACCAGAAGAATGGTGATGGAAACTGGTCTGCCTTCATGCCTTGGCTTTCTTCACTTGGTGATGGAGATAAAACCGTAGCTGCCAATGAAGCCTTGAAGAAGAAAGCGGAGAGGCAGGCCAAGATGGAGCAATGGGGAAATCTTTTTATGCACTTGGGTAACTTTTTTGGTACAGTTCAAGGTGCTCCATCGCAAAAAATAGAATCTGCACAAGAACTTACTGATCGCCAACGCAAGATAAGAGAGGCTACTGAGGCTCTTCGTGCCAAGGGATATAACCAAATGATGGTGAATATCTGGAAGGACCGTCAAGACAAGCAGGCACAGATGCAGGCAGAGGCTGCTGCAAAGGCAAATGAGAAACTAGCTGAATATCGTGCATCACAGAAGAACCAAACGGATGCTCTCACTCCTGTAAAGGTCGATGAAGTGACTCAATCTGCAAGACAACATTCTACAGCTGCAGACTTGAATGTTTCAAAGAAGGAGACAGAGGATGCTTTGAGAGGCAAGAAGGGAAAATTACTTGATGCTAAAACTAATAATGCCAATGCCGGAGCTGCTGATCATAAAGCTAGCGTTAAAGTTAAGGGAGCGCAAGTTAGGCATATCAATTCGCAAACAGAGGGACAGAATCAGAGGAATGCCAACCAGAAGGAGGCTGATGATTTCAACACCAGGTATGTGAACGACCCTGTTTTCAAGAAACATGTGAATGAATGGGCTACACACAATGGTATGTCTATCGGTGGTAATGATGGCAGAGGTGGAACTTGGGCTAACGAGAAAAACCGCCAGCAGGCATCCGCTTACGCTAGGGCAAAGATGAAGCATGACCGGACTCCTCCTTCACGTAGAGGTGGCAGTAAAGTACCTCCTTCACGTAGAGGCGGAAGTAAGGTTCCACCATCGAGAAGAAAGTAATAATCATTAAATAATCAAGATATGTTTGACGAACGAGACAGAAAGTATTTCTATGATGAGTTCAAGAACAATGGCTATGAGGTAGGTAGCTATGATGACTTTAAAAAGGACTTGAACAACAAGGAAGATCGTGACTGGTACTACAATGAGGCCAAGAACATGGGGTATGATGTGGGAACACAGGCAGACTTTGACAAGATGGTGCTGGAGCCAGCTCCATCTACTTCTGGTGGTGGTAAGCAGGTAGATGCTTCTGCTACGACTCAGAGTGTAGGGCAGAAGGCTTCTACTGAGACTAAGCCGCAGGTGGCTCAACCAGCAAAGAAGCAGGAAACAATAGACAAAGAGCCTGGGCTTATAGCAAAAGTTTTGGATATGATTCCTACTGGTGTTCAGATGAGCAACGGAACATATCAGCCATCACCAGAGATTCCTCAGCCTGTTGTAAAAGGTGAGGAAAAGCCTGTGAAGGAAGAAACTTCTCCTTCTTCATCTGCTAATGCGGCTCCTGTTACAACACCAACTGGTGTGGTGAATAATGAGGGGTTGATGGATGCCAAACTTGCCAACTATATTGAGAACTGGAAGCAGAGACCGGATAAGGAGGGCGATTACTTTGCGAATATGGTTGCCGACTTGTTGGCTGATGGTACTGCCAATAGCAATGAGGAGGCAGTGAATATGGTGATGCCTGCTTTGTACAGATATGCCAACCGTTCTGCCATGGACGTTACCAACCAGGTAGTATCTTCTTTGCCTGATGATACGGTGCAGGATGCTGAGCAGAGTATCGATGCGCAATGGTATAGCCATGGCGTGCAGGATAAGTTGAACCAGGAGGCAGACAGCATGGGTATCAGCTATGATGACTATGTGGCTCATTTCCTGAAGCCAGCTATGGTGCAGAGTCTGGTGAACAAATATGGTCCGAATTATCGCAATATAGCCGAGGGCATCGCTACTCGTCTCTATGCTCACGATGAGCATGTGCAGGACAGACTGATGAATCAGGACATCAATGATGCTCTTTCTAGTGTTATCAATAAGTATGTGAATCCATCTGTAGTGGATGAGTACAACAAGGCTCAGGAGGCAGGCAGTAAGGCATTTACGGAGGGAATGGAAGGAAGCCAGTTTATTCCGGCTAATCTTCGTCTGGGTACAGCACTTGGTGCTCAGTATGAGGCAAACGAGGCCAAGGATCCTGCAAAGGTGCTTTCTAGTTTGCAGATGAAGTTTGGCAAGCTCTACCGGAATCCAGAGTTCCTGAATGATATGAGCAATGCGGCATTTAAGGTGATGCAGCGATATGGATTGAATGGCACTCTGAATGGTGATCCTAAGCAGTTCAAGCCGATGATCAATTCTGTTCTTAAAAATGAACTCGATCAGTTGGAGATTAAGGGTATGATGCCTAAGGGTAGTGCAGAGTACATCATGAAGACTGGTTTGGGTAACACTATTGTGGGTAAGATTACTCGTAAGGCTGTTCAGACGGACTATCAGAACTGGCTGGAGGATATTGCCAATCAGCAGTATCAACCTGGCTTTTGGGAGAACGTGGCTAGTGGTGCTCTGACCTTTGCAGGTGATGCCTGGAGTTATTGGTTGCCGGGAGCAGCAGGTGGCAAGTTGACCAAGAGCATGATTGCCAAGGCTGAGGGCAGACTGGCTGGTGACCTCATGGCTAAGGGCATGGAGCGCAGGGTGGCTGAGCGAGCTGCAAAGGTGCTTATCGGTAAGAGTAAGGCCGAGACTTTGAAGAGTGGAGCCGTGCATGGTGCTGTTACCTTTGGTGGTCAGTCGGCTATTTCAAAGCCTATTGATGAGGTTTATCGTACTGGTCAATTTGATGAAAATGGCAAGATTTACAATCCTTCCGTGGGTAAGGTTATCGCTAATACTTTGGGCGAGGTGGCTAAACAGACAGCCGTAGGTGCTATCATGCAGGGTGGAACCATCGCTAACATGGTAGGTAAGGGCAGAGGCTTGGCTACCAATATTCTTGCTGATGTTGGTGGTAAGGTTGTGGATTCCGGTATTATGACCAGTCATCAGATGCTGGAGCGCATGGCGCATGACCCTAACTTTAAGCCTACAGGTAAGGATGCTGCCGAGAGCTTCCTGGAGAGCATGGCGAACCTTACAGCTATCGGCTTGCCGGGCATGGTGGGCAAGTATGCCCGATTCAAGGACGCGAGGGAGTTTAACAAGAAGTTTGACTTCACAGATCAGGATATTGTCGAGTTGAAGCGATTCGGCTATGATGGTCTTCGTGATGCCTTCGAGAAGGTGGGCATTGGGGAGTATGCCGTGGAGGGTGAGAACGCTCAGCGACTTGATGGACAGCTTACACAAAAGTATATGGACCTGATGAACGACAAGAGCGTGCCGGAAGTTTTGAAGGTTAAGATGATGGCAGTGGTAGAAGGCAAGCGCCCTTCTTCTTTCTCTCCTGTAGTAGATTCCGTCATCGTACAGCCTATGGATAATGGCGGCAAGGTTTATCTCGAAACATTGAATAAGGATGGCGGTATCATTGACAGAAAGGAGTTTTCTTCTCTTGATGAGGCTCAGAAGGCAGATAAGAAACTGGAGTATGAGAAGACTCTTGGTTTGGCTTCTGTGCTGGAAGGTGAGTTCCACAATGAGTTTACGCAGGAGCATCTTGAAGGCTTATACAACAAGGCAGCCCAGAAATATAATATGGGTGAGAAATTGACAGATGAGGATAAGGCAGCGGTTTATCTTCATCAGAATGCTGGTGCCATCAAGGAAATCATGGATAAGCAGCAGAAGGGTATTATCCTTACTGATGAGGAGCAGAAGCAGATTAATGCCTATCGTCATTATTATGACAGTGCTTTGGAGAACAGTTCTGTGATGAGGGAATTTGTCAACACGTTTGAGGATTCCCATGGCGTGGCGCGCGGTACACTTCGTAAGGCTTTGGAGTCGAAAGATAAGAAATATGCACCTTTGGTGGAATCTTATCTTAAGGAGCTTTACAACTCCATCGAACTGAAACGTGAAATGAAGCAGACGATGGATGATCTCTATAATACTTCACATGGTAATGAGCAGAAGAGGATTGAAGGCGAAAACCCGGTATCTCCTGTTGAGGGTTCTGCTGGTGGCCAGGAGCCTCCAGTTTCAGAGGGACCTGCTTCGTACCAAGACCGTACCAAATCCGTACCAACTCCGAGTGATGCAGAAGTTGCTGCAAACCCTGCAAACGTTTCAAACTCTTCTGCTGAGGGTGCAAGTCCTGAGACAAAGGTTGCAGGCTCTGATGCTTTTGTTATGGGACAGAATGCCTATAAGAATGGGGATTCTGAGGCTTTGCAGGCTATCGATTATAATAGTGATTTAGCTACAGGACGTTTGAAGCGTGCTTTTGCTGACAATGAGAAGATGCCTGATATTGTAGCCAATGCCTATAATGAAGGTAGAGATATGGAGCAGTTTGTGGCTCAGCGTGCAAGTAGTTTGACTCCAGCACAAAAAGAGGCTATCAGTAAGTATGTAGAGGCAATGGATGCCAAGAAGGGCGCTATTGATGCTCTGCAGCATGCCGATGATGGCTATGGTGAGGCTTTGAAGGAACAGCTCTGGCCATATCAGACGGAAGACGGAAACATCATGCCAGCTACTCTGGATAGCGGAAAACAGGTATTCCTGAAGAAGGCTAACGAATATGGTGGAGCCTTTGTTGTCGTTCCAGATGAGCAGGGACAGCCTACAATTAAGCAGGTATCTAATGCCGAGATTAGAGAGGTGGGCACTCCTGTTCCTCTTGATGAATACATTGAGAGTTCTTTGGCTCAGCAGAAGGATGCAAGAAATAAGCAGTTTATCAGCCAGTTTGATGGCAGCGGTTTGAAGCCGAATGACCAGGTTACAGTTGCCATGGAGGAGGGTGATGCTAATATCAACATGACCTTTGCCGGATATAGCGAGGACGGAAAGATTGTGCTTACTGATGGTAAAGATTATCTTCCCCTGTCTAAAGAAGAGTTTGCTGCATGGCGCAAGAATGCGCTTGATAACACAATTAATGAGCACTTGGATCGAGAGGATGGTGAGCGTGAAATAGCAGAGTTGAAGCAGGCTGAGGCTGATAAGAAGGAACGATTTGCCAAAGGCATCGTGGGATTGAGCGAGGGACATCCTGATTATTCTTCAAAAGATACAGACGCAAAGGTGGCTGCTGAATATTTGCAGGAGCAGTATGGTGAAGACCATGGCAAACTTTTGAATCTGGTTAATGGCAGCCGTGATGACATCAAGACTCAACTTGCCAACAAGAGGAAGGCTGCTGCTGAATATCAGAACTGGCTTGATACAAATGCCGATCTTGACCCGGAAAAGGCTAAGAAGGTGGAGGATGAGTTGAGTCTGGTTAATGAGCAGATTGCTGATCTTGATGCTCGTTTCAAGAACTGGAATACTATACGCAACAGCGTGATGACTCCTGATGAGGTGAAAGCAATGACGGAGGAGCGCAAGGCTGAGGTGGAGAAGGCTGGTGTTGATGAAACTGCCATCGTGCCATCTGATGATTTCCATGTGCTCGTACTTGATGATAAGGAATTGAAGAAGCAATATCCAACTATGGATGAGGCTACCGACTATATTACCTCTCAGCGCAAGGACATCTATCATACCCAGGAGGATGTGGAACGCAAGATAAATGGTGTGAATGATATGCTGGATCAGTATATCAATGGCGAAACAGAGCTGGAGCCTAACCAACTTATGGAATTGAATACTACAAAGGCTCAGCTGGAGGCTCTGCAGACTAATTTATCTGTTGCAGCAAAGGGTTTGAAGGCACAAGCTAATAAACTCAGCAAACTTTATAAAACAGAAGTTAGCCAGCAGGAAATGGAGGAACTGGGTATGACTCCTTCTGAGCAGCGTAAGGTTCTTGTGTCTGATGCTATCAAGAAGAATGACCTTGGAGCAATAATAAAGATATACAAGGATGCCTCTGTTGATGTTACGGACTTTACTCCTCAGACTCTTGAAGAGGCTGTATCAGAATTTTTGAGTCCTCATAGCTTGAATCCGGAATCTCTTCAATATGAGTTGGGCAAGAGTAATTTTAAGTTTGGTATTGGCAAGGGGTATGATTCTAATAAGTTCAATTATCTTATTGCCAAGAAAGGAACTGGTATGTCGGTTAACGAATTTGCTGTGAAGGTATATAATGACCTTCCTGTAAACTTGCAGGATATGGGATATACCGACCAGGATGTTCGTAATACCCTTCTTGATATGTTCAAGTCTTATGACAGCGTGAAGGAAATGAAAAATGTGGCTCTGATGAACCGCATAGCAGCTGCAGAAGATGAACTTGCAAGCGAGGAAGAGTATTATGAGGCACAGAAAGAGCGTGAAATTATCGAAAGACAGGCAGAAATTGAGAAATATAAATCGTATATTCACGAAAAAGAGTTATCTTTGCCATCTGAAAGCGAACTTGATCACATCAATGGACTTGAATTTGACCGTATGATGGAGATTGAGGATCGTGAACGAGAGTACAAACAATATGTCAAATCAATTTTACCAGAATTAGCTGATTATGATGACAGAAGCAATGAAGAAGGATATGGAGGAGGCAGTAGCCTGGGTAGCGACTCTTCACGGAGAGGAGTTGATGAAGGAAATAGCCAAGGCGAAGAAGTTGGTAACGGAGAAGCATCTTCTGAGTCCGAGATTGGAGAAGGCTCTGATAGCGGACGCAAAGGGCGACAAGAGACTGGCAGCATGGAACCTGGCGAAGGCTCAGCTGTTCGAGGCTCACATCTACCGCAAGAAGCATCCTTCGGAGAACGTTTAAAGAGTGCCATTGCCGAAACTGAGACCGAACCTACTGAGGCTCAGAAGAAGGCTGGCAATTACAAAAAGGGTCATTTGTCCTTTGGTGGCTACGATTATACCGTAGAAACACCAAAGGGCGTGACTCGCAGCGGTAAGGACGAGCAGGGCAAGCCTTGGAGCGTGACCATGCACGATACTTACGGCTATATTCTTGGTAAAATTGGCGTTGATGGTGACCATATTGATATGTTCATCAATGATGCCGCTGACCTTGATACTTTTGATGGTAACGTTTATGTTGTTGACCAAGTGAACCCAGAGACTGGTGAGTTTGACGAGCATAAGGTGATGTATGGCTATCCTTCTGAGGAGGCTGCTACAGAGGCTTATCTTGCCAACTATTCCAAGGACTGGAAGGGACTTGGTAATGTTACTTCTGTGCCTAAGGCAACCTTTGATAAGTGGCTGGAGTCTTCTGACCGCAAGACTAAGCCTTTTGCAGACTATGCTATGGTGCAGAAGGAACAGGAAAAATTTGATCGTGATGTGAAGGAGGTGGAGCCATCTGAAATGACGGAGGCACAGAAGGTGGCTTATGATGCCGTATCTACTATGCTTAAGAAGGCTGGTATTCCGGTGAAGGTGGTTAGCAATGAGGATATGGAGAAGGTGGCTGAGGCGCAGGATAATCTGAATCTTGCCATGCTGCTGAATCAGCCTGAAATGAGATTTAAGATTAAGACTCCAGAGGAGAAGAAGGCTGCCGAGAATGCTTATAACTTTGCCAAGGAGTTGCGCCCGGATAAGTGGAAGCAGTATGCCGTGGTGGATATGAGCAATCCTACCAAGATGCCGGAATACTTTGAGAAGCAGGAACTGGCTAGAAAGGAGCGTTCTTACTATAATAAACTTATGTGGGGTAACTACAAGGTTTTCAATCTTGATAAGAGTTTTGAGGACAATGTGGCTGGGCTTACTGGCTCATTCCCTTCGGAGTTTGATCCATATAAGATAGATGAACAGACTCGCAAGAAGAATGAGTTGAAAAAGCAGATTAAGGAGACTGAGGATGCTTATAACTCAACTGGGCAGGAACGTAATAATTATCAAATTCAGTTGATGAAGGAGTACATGGATGAGCATGGACTGGATTCTGAAAACGATATTCCTGATGATGTTTGGAATGATTGTAGGAATAAATCCTTTGAAAAATATCAAGATAAACTTGATTCCTTGTTTGCTAAATATAAGGATTTGGATAGACAGTTGAAGGCTATTGCTGAGCCGGGAGTAAGATTCTTGCGTACCTATCATGGTACTGGTGCTAGCTTTTCTGAATTTGACTTCGACCACATCGGTGAGGGTGAAGGTTCACAAGCATTTGGTTGGGGTGGCTATGTTACATCATCTAAGAAGATTGGAAAGAATTATGCTACTCTGATGGACAATGACCCTTCTAGGGCATATTATCGCATTCAGCATTCCAATGGTACAAGGTTCGCCAAGAAATATCCTACTCTAGAATCATTCCTGCATGGTGATAAGCAAATAGCCATGAATGACAAGTTTACAGAGCAGGAAAAGATTGACTACTACAATGAAATGAAGAAGTTGGCTGAGCCATACCATAATCTCTATGAGGTGGATATACCTGATGATAATGGCAGCAACTATCTGGATTGGGATGCTCCTATAACTGATGAACTGATAGATAAGGTAGCTAAAGCACTACCTTCTTTGCGTAGCTATGATATCAAGGACTTCAAGAAGGATAGAACCTTTGATAACTTCTATAAGACTATTTCAATGAGAAGTGTTAAGGATGATGCAGTCTTCAATGATGATAAGTCAGCAAGCAAGCTTCTCGCTTCTCTTGGCTACACTGGCATCAAGTATAAAGCTGGTCGTAACTTTGGTGGTGCAGAGGAAGGTGATACCAACTATGTTATCTTCAAGCCTGAGGATATGAAAATAGTTGATCGAACCAAGTTTGCCCAGAATAAGGGTGTGGTTTATGGCTACACTGACGGCAAGGAGATTGTGCTGAACCAGGAGCATCTGAATCCTAATACTCCTATCCATGAGTACCAGCATCTTTGGCGCACTGCTGCCAAGGAAATGAATCCGGATCTTATTGCACATGGCGATGAGCTGATCAAGCAGACACAACTGTTTGCTGATTTGAAGGAGGACCCTAACTATAAGCATCTGAGCGATGATGAGATTTGCGATGAGGCTTTTGCTCGTCTGACCGGTGAGGATGGTGCTGCCATCTTGGAGCAGATGGCGAAGGAAGCCATTAAGGAAAATCCGTTAGATACTGCTAAAGAGCTTACTATCATCAACCGATTAAAGAATTGGTTGAAGAAGTTCTGGTATTGGACTCTTGAAACATTTACGAAGTGGAAGCCTGAGGACATTAAGAAAATGACCTTGGAGGATATTCGTAATCTTGTGCTGAGAGACTTGGCACAGGGAGTGGATCCACGTAACGTGAAATCTCGTATGACTAAGGATGAAGCCGTTTCCTTGCGTAAACAGATGGCAGATAATGCTGAGCAAGAACGGATTCTAGAGCATACGGAAGAGAACTGGCTGAAAGAATTTGGCAAGAATAGCCGTGTTACTACTCCTATTGGAAGTATCAAACTTGGTGAAAACCAATATAAGAAGGCAGGAAGAAACGACCGAATCAAAAGATTTGGTCTGTTGAAGCCTACCTTGGAGCGTCCTGACGTTATCTTGGAGAAGTCTGCACCAAAAGAAGGTGCGGAACGACAGACTAAATATCTGTTCATCAAATCCTTTAAAAAGGCTGATGGAAACAAGATTCTGAACTATGAATCCATAACAGTAAAGCAGGGTGAAGAGGAAGTGGCGATTAGCGCACATCAAATAGATCCTTCGAAAGTTGTGAAAGAATTGACGGAATCAAAAGTGCTATGGAATCGTTTCAGAGGCGATTCTAATTCCTTGGGCGAGAATCAAGGTTCGGCATTAACTCCATCCGCAAATAACCCAAGCGGAAAGGATAGCGTCCTGAATCCTCATAGCGATGCAAAGATAAGAAATAATATCGAAACTGCCAAGGGAAATGGTGGAAATTTATCTGTGGAGGATAAAATAAAGGCTGTATCTCGGCAATTTGGTGTAGATGAGGCAGATGTGGCGATGTATGCCAATGCTATTAAGAAGGGTTCTACTGCTGAGGCTGCACGTGCCAGAGCCAATATCAAACGCCATCTGTTGCAGGCAAATGAAGATAAGATTTCCTCTTTAAAGGAACTTCTTAAGTACACTAAGCCTGTAAATGAAACCTTGAAGGAGAACTTTGGTGACGTTGATGCCATGATAGAGGAGCGCGTGAAGCAGGTGGAGGCGCAGCGTAACGCCATGGAAGCCGCTAGAAAGAGAGCTGAGGAAGAGGAGGCCAAGCGCAAAAAGCACTTGGAGGAACTTTCTTTGATTCCTGAAGATAAACTTGACAAGCAGTATATGGATGCTCTTGCTAAGGGTGATGATGCTACAGCCAGGGAAATGCTTGATGAGGCTGCCAGACGTAAGGGATATGACGATACCGAAAGCGCATATCAGGGCGTAGGTGCATGGGCTGCACCGGGAAACCCTGGATATGAAAGCGACAAGGCGAGACGTGACGATTGGGAATCCAGTGGCTCAGATGTAAATCTGGAGGATATGGCTTTGGGGTACACTCCTCAGCCGGATGATTACTTCTCTCACCCTGAGCGTTATTCGCAGAACACTCCTCATGGATTGGAATCTGTGAAAGCCATCAATACGGCTATTGATGCCATTAAGAATGGCGAGAAGGATGTTAAGGTAAAGGTTTATCGTGCTGTTCCAACTTCTGTGAAGGAAGGAAAGTTGCGTAATGGTGACTGGGTTACTCCTTCTAAGAAATATGCCGAAATGCACGGAACGAACCGACTGGAAGGCAAATATCGTATCATTGAAGACGAAGTTCCGGCTACTCAACTGTGGTGGGATGGTAATGACGCAAACGAGTTTGGCTTTGATGATGGCAAGGAGTATAAATACAAGAATGCCAAGAATAATAGAAAGTTGAACGACCTTGTTACCTATGATGATAAGGGTGACGTTATTCCTCCTTCTAAGCGTTTCAATTCTCGCAAGAGCGATATTAGATTTATGTTTGCTGGCGAGAAGGGTGCGGCTGAGGCTGACAAGGCTGAGGAAAAGACCTATCGCATGGATAACTTGAAGGTGGCAGAGAAGATGGAGCGAGGCAAGAAGGATGCCAAGGCTATCAAGCTGGCTACCGGATGGGAACGTGGTACTGATGGCAAGTGGAGATACGAAATGCCGGATGCCAAGATCAAGGATATGAAGGATATTGGCGGTGGAAATATTGTTAAGCGTTTTGAAGATGATATGCTTTGGAATGATGGTAAACTTACTGATGTCATTGATGCGCCTGGACTCTTTGAGGCTTATCCTCAGTTGAAGGATGTGCGTATTGATACGGATGCCATTATGAACGATATGCCTTCAAATGGTGTATATAATGCAAAGACCAACACCATTACCATTCATGCTGATGAGCTGAAATATATGAATAGTATTTTGAATCACGAGATTCAGCATGCTATCCAGTATATAGAGGGCTTTGGCAAAGGAGGATCACCTGAACAAATGGAAAAAGAATTTAAGGCAGCGCAAGACGAGTGGAAGGCACGTGCTTATGCTCATGAATTGGAAGAAAAGGCCAAGGAAATGGGAGGTGAGTATAATCAATCGGAGGTAGAAAAAGCCCTTGTTGAGGAATATAAGGATTTAGATATGTCTGATGAACTTCCTGATAAAGAGACACGTATTAAGGGTTTCAATTACTTTGCACGTGGCTATGCTGATAGAAGTATGGATGATGCCATCAAACGTTTCCGTCTGAATGAAAGTACACGTTCTGACTTTGATTCTTACAAAGAATACCTAAAGTTGGCTGGTGAGGTAGAATCGAGAAATGTGGAGAAGCGCTTGGGCATGACTGATGAGGAGCGCAGAAACTCCTTGGCATCAGAAACTGAGGACGTGAACCGTGACGAGCAGATCGTAATGAATGGTAATGATGCTAGCTATAGCATTGTGAAAGACCCTGAGACCATCAAGAAGCTGGATAAGGAAGACACGGTGAAGGTTTATCGTGCCATGCAGGTAGGCGAGGATGGAAAACTCTATCCACCGATGGCTGCAAAGGTGAAGGGCAAGTTTGTGCAACCTATCGAACTCGGTAAGTGGGAACAGGCAGACGAGCGACCAGAGCTTGCTGATGATAAGGGTATGTTTACCCTCAACAAGGGCAATGGTAAGTCGCTTAAGGCTGCTTACAATCCTTACCTTCATACTTCTCGCACTCCACTGAATGACCAGTTTAGCGAGGCTCAGAATCGCCCTAACATCGTAACTGTAGAGGTTGAGGTGCCAAAGAGCGAGCTGACCAGTGGCTACAAGGCTGATAAAGCCAAGGATGCCGTGGGTGAAGTAGAGTGGAAGGCAGGTATCATCCAAGGACAGCTGACAGGCAAGCGCAAAGTGGTGCTTTCTCGTTGGGATAAGCCTGTGCGTATTGTGCCTGACAGCGAGGTGGCTGATGTTATCGTCAATGATATGTTCAAGGGCAAGAATATCACTATGCCTTCGAATGTGGTTACTCCAAGTCTGAGAAAAGAGTTAGAGAAACGAGGTGTGCCGTTTGTGGAGACCGATAACAGAGGAAGAATTGTAGGAGGCGAGAATGATGGTGTGCATTATTCCAAAGTGTATGGTAAAAATGCGCAATCGCCTATCGTGGAGCAGAAGTTGAAGAAGCACCCTGATTCGCTGATGAAGGCTGGTACCTACTTTAGCGGTGGTGGACTGGTAGAAGAGGGTTTGAAGGGCATTATTGACCCTGTAGTGGCCGTGGAATATGACCGGAAGATAAGCGGTGTATATCGCAATAACTTCGGGCAGCATATTGTTACGGCTGACGTGAGAGACGTGGATCCAAAGGAACTGGTGAAGCATATTGATGGTGAGGTGGAGTATTTCCATGCTTCGCCTGTATGCAAGAACTATTCGCAGGCCAAAAGTAATAGTGGAGAGGTGGAACTTGACAAGGAGACTGCCAAGAGTACTGCCGACTTCATTGATGCCGTGAAACCGCGAGTGGTGACTATCGAGAACGTGAAGGGCTACAAGGACTCTGAGGCGATGAAGATTATCACCCAGGCACTGGATAAGAACGGCTACACATGGGATGCTGACGTATATAATGCCGCAGATTTTGGTGGCTATACCAATAGGGAGCGACTGATAGTGAGAGCCGTGAAGGACGGAGAACTGCCGGAGAAGCCTAAGAAGCAACCACGTAAGGGTGGATGGCTAGAGGCTGTGGAGGATATTCTTCCTACCCTGACGGAGAAGAAAAACGGTGTGGCACCATGGATGGACACCAGATTGAAGGCAGATGGCATTGACTGGCAGAAGGTGGAGAAACCTCTTTATGTGATGGGCAGTGCCTATGCCGATGGCAAGATTCCTCATGCCTATGGGGATGAGATTCTGCCAACGTTGAGAACCAAGAGTGGTGACGTGATCATCATGCCGGGTGGAAAGGTGTTGCGTGCTGATGGCAGGGTATTGGCTAGAATAACCGGACTGGGCGATGACTATCTGTTGCCTAAGACGGAATCTTTGGCACATACCATCATTGGCAATGGTATTCCGGTGCAGTTGACCCAGGGTGTGATTGCTCCTCTGCTGAATAAGGATGACTTATCGGGCAGAAATGTGCTGGCACGACTTGGAAAATCTATCTTCAAGAATGACTGGGATGCTGATAAGCAGAAGAAGGTGAGTGACCAGGTGGTGAACACTGCCAACAAACTGGGTGGTGCTGAGGCTACGGTTTACACTTCTGTGGATGAGGTTCCGGATGCTTATCTGAGTGAAGTGAAGAATGGGGCTACCGGATGGTATGATCCGGAGACTCATACGGTGCATGTTTATCTGCCTAACTGTGCTGATGCGAGCGAGGCGGAGAGAACGGTGCTTCATGAAAAGATAGGCCATGAGGGTATGGAAGTGCTGCTGGGTGGCGAAGATGAGGTGAGAAAATTCGCTAATTTCGTTTATAATTCTGTCGCAGCAAGCACTCGCGGCAAGATTCTGGAGATTGCAAATGAGTATGATCCGGACTGGAAGAACCCTGACCGCATGAATATTGGAACGCAGGAGTATATCGCTCATTTGGCTGAGGAGGGTCCTAAGACTGCTGAGGACTTTACTCTTTGGACTAAGATTAAGCATTACCTTATCCGATTTTTGAAGAAACTGGGTATTCGTGTGCCTGGACTTCTCAATGATAAGGATTTGAGATACTACCTGATGAAGGCTGGCAAGGCTCTCCATGTTTGGGACAATATGCCTAAGGAGAAGCAGGAAGCTATGATGAAGCAGGCTAGCAATGCTGAAATCAAGGACTCGCTGGGTGAGGGAGCCAAGAACGGAAAGCCTCGCCAGAAGAAGGGCGAGAGTATGGTACAGTATATGAAGCGTGTGCAGGAATGGCGCAAGTGGAAGAATGCACGTGAGGATGAGAATGACCCAGAGCCTCCTATGTTCTACGACATCGACAAGGATGAGGAAGGCAAGAAGGAATGGGCACAGCTCAATAAGGACTGGCGTGAGCGACACCATCTTGCAAGCGAGGAGCCTATGGGGATGCCTATCCGTATGGAGGGCGAAGAGGATGGCGCCTACATGACTCGTATTCACGAATATGAGAAATGGAAGGATGCCATGAAGGACCAGGAAGACCCTATGCCAGATATGTTTGCCTTCGAAAAGAAGAAGCAGGAGGAGGTGAAACGCAAGTATGAGGACTGGTTGGCCAAACATGATCTTCTGGAGCAGCAGCAAGCAGATTTGGACTTGTATGAGGGTAAGATTTATCCGGCAGAGACCAATCCGAAGGCTGATGCACTGGAGCAGCAAGTGATGCAGGACTTGGCCGAGGTGACCAGTACGGACGTGAGCAAGGAGGGCGCTGCCAAGACCGTGAAGCATGCCGTGATTCATAGACGCAAGAATATGGAGGAGGCCAGTGCAGACGATGCCATCTATATCAATGATGTGAAGAACAGAATAGAGAAGATGGCAGATAGCGGTGCTTTCGACAAGTTGCTTTCTGACTACAAGGGCAAGCCGAACCGGGCAGAAAAGCTGGCTGAGGCTATACCTTATATAATAGAGGCTCCAAGACGTTTGCGTGACCTGGCGCACGATCTGAATGCCACTGGCGCTTTTGATAAGGGGCATATCCATATCCAGCCGGCTGATGTTGAGGCTATCCAGCCATACGTGGCAGATCTGATTGCTGAGACTGGCAAGAAGCATACCGAGCTGAAAGATGGCAAGGAGGTGGAGGTATATGATGATCCGCAGGCTGTTGGTGAGGTGGCTAGCAAGATGGCACAGACCATCAATGCCAATCATCAGGGCGAGGAAGGTTTTGTGCCTATAGATGGTTCAGATATTCTGAGCGAGCATGTATTGCCACTGGTGAAGCAACAGATTGTGCCGAAGGGCATCGATTACAAGAATCTCTCTCCTGAAATGAAATCAGCCATTGACTCCATCCGTGACTGGTATAACTATACTTACGACTGGTTGATGGATAATCATACTTTGAAAGCGGGAACTGGCTATAATGTTGACTATGTAAACCATATTTGGGATAAGGAAAAGTCTGACAATCAGGCTTATGCGATGTATGTGGAGAACAGACAGCGCACAAAAAGCCCTAACGAGAAGCCGAGAACCATCAGTACCCTGATGGAGGGTATCAGCGTGGGACTTGTACCTAAGACTACCGACATCACGAAGATGATGGCTTACTACAGCAGAAGCAATATCGAGGCTTGGGTTAACAAGACGATGCTGCAGGAGGAGTTGAGCGGATTGAACGTGATAGAGCGGAATGAGGACGGAGAAATCATTTCTTCTGACCCACTGCTTTCTTCTACGCCTCCTTTTAACCTGGAGCAGTATCAGTACTTTGAGATTCCAGGTGTGGGACCAGTTTGGGTATATAATGTATCGCCTAAGCAGGTGAAGGTGAAGAATCCTATCACAGGTAAGGAGAAAGTGCTTTATAGCGAGGCTAGTGCCGGGGACAGATTCGGGGTTGTATTCGAGACTTATCAGTCTTCGCCTTTCTGGAAGGCGTTTGATACGCTTGCTTCGAGTGCCAAGAAACTGGAGCTGGGCTTCAGCGGTTTCCATGCCGGAGCCTTGACGGAGGTTTATATGGTGCAGAACATGGTGGAGTTTGGACCTAAGAAGGCCATGGCCAACTTTATGAAGTATATCTTTGCTGATACTACCAAGAATCATGAACTGCCTTGCTTTGCCAATCCGCAGGATTTTCAGGAGGCTGCTTCGCATCTTGTGAAGTTTGGAGCGACTAATGACTATGCTGCTGCTGATGTGCAGAACATGTTTGATAATTTGCGCGATTCGATGATGAAGGTGCAGGAGAAGTTGAAGGACGGAAATAAAATTTCCGGAACGGTGGCTGTGGCTACTATGCCTTTGAAGGTGGCAACGCAGATGCTTTCGCTCATCAACAAGGGCATGGATAGAGCCTTGTGGGATTTCCTTCATGACGGACTGAAACTTGCGACCTACCGGATGAGGGCTGACAAGACCAAGGAACGTGCCAAGAAGAAGGAATGGACTGAGGAGGAACTGAGCCGGGCTTTAGATGAAGACGGACAGTTTGTGAACGATATGTTTGGCGGTCAGCACTGGGATGTGTTGGGCGCCAGCCATCGAACCTTGCGCTATGCCGGACGAGTTCTTCTTTCGCCAGACTGGAATGCTTCTACCACTCGCCACTTCCTGGCATTAACCGGATTTGGTTCTATCTGGAATGAGGCTACCTTTGAGAACTTCAAGCAGTACTACCAAAGACTGTGGCATAAGGAGCTTATGCCGGAGGATGAGGGCAGAAGAAGCAGACAGATCTCGTCACTCCTCTGCTATGGTATCGGCTTCATGGTGTTCTATGAGGCTTTTGCGAATGGCGTTAATGCTGCTTTCCGTGCTCAGGACGAGGAGAAGGAACGCAAAAAGGCTGAGGAGATCAGAAAGACCAACCCAAGCTATAAGAGCATGTATGAACTTGCTTATCCTGATGGTATGAAGTGGTATGACTATCTAATGAGAGGCAACAGCCTTGGCCAGCAGAGCAAGATCTTCTTAGGCAGATATGAAGATGGTACAGAAATGTATGTGAGACATGGTAAGCAGTTCCGTGAGGTTCCGGAATACCTCTTCAATCATAAGGGAGAACTAGAGTTCCCTGGACCTATGGTACAGCGAATGATAGGTAAGGCTAACCCTATGGTGAGAATGACCTTGGACGACATAAACTATCTGAGCGATTTCCAAGCCAGCCATGCGGATCAGGAGATTCAGCGCAAGTATGGCAAGACCATCGGACTGCTTTATAAGGATGCTTTGTACTGGGCGCCTTTCCTGATTCCTAGTCAGGAGAATAAGGAGTTCAAGGCTGTGGATTTCTTCTTCCCATCATCGAAGGGCTTCTCTCCATGGAAGGCTCAGAGCTACTTCAAGGACTTTATCCTTAGTGGTGATATGGAGGGCGTGGTGATGACTTATCAGAGCTGCCAGCGCAACGGTATTGATGCTGAGGCTCAGATTAAGGCTGCCATCGGCAGCGTGAAGGCACTGGAGAGTGCGAAAATGAATGATGGAGTGACTTCCTTACAGGAGGCTAGTAAACGCTTTGATGATGCCAAGAGTATCACGGAGAAGAAGAAGATGCGCCAGAAGATGAAGAAATTCCTCTCGCAGAGTGATTACAAGGCTTTCACCCAGAAGGAAGCTCTGGACATGGTGCAGGGTTATCTGAATGGTGATGAAGACTTGAAGGAAATGGAGAAGGCTGAAAGCAAGTACCTGATGAAGGCTAAGGCAGAGGACGTGACGGAGGACTGGAGAATACAGAACGTCTGGAACGGAACTATGGAGACTTATCAGGAGTATCAGCGTTTGAAGGATGTTGATAAGGCGAAGGCAAATGCCTTTAAGAACAGCAAGACCAACAAGCGACTGTTTGCGGCTAGAAAGGCTATCTCTGCTGCAAGAAGGAAGATGAATAAGGCTAAGAAGCAAATGGATGGTACGAATGGGGCTGCCAAAATGGTGGAGATCAGAAAGACCAGAAAGGAGCTGCTTAAAACGTTGAACGGAATGGAGTAGCCTTCGGGCTACTTCACTATAGGAAATGTTCTATATTTTCGAAAATAGGCTTTGGCCAATTCAATTTTATGTTCTATATTTCTACAAACAGAAAAAGGGACTTGCTTCACAGCGAGTCCCTTTTTGATAGTCGTAAAATTCTAAATTCCAAATAAATTTTATTTTTTAAAAAAAGATCAAAATCGTATTTTGAAAATTGAAGATGTTGGAGCGATGTTATCCGAGAGAAGTACCAGATACTTTATCTGGTTCATTTTTTGGTGTTGCCCAGCGTATGTAATCAGCCATGCTGTCATCCATGCGCTGCTGCTCACTCTTCGGATTCTCCTTCTTTTCCTTTCCCCAAAGGCGTCTGGCAATATCATCCAAACACCACTGCCAATCGTCTCGAAGAGTGATGACCTTGGAACTTGGCATGATGGTGACATCTGCCTTTGGTGGGTCAATATGCTTGGTGTTGCCATCCTTATCGGTCTCCTCCTTGGTACTGAGAGAGGCGAAAGGCACGTTATTGTCGTTAAGGAACTTCTCCACATCCTCCTTCTTGTTGTCGCAGAGAAGAATGCAGACGGAAACCTTATTTTTCTTCAAGGTGGTAAGGGCTTCTTTTGCCTTTCCTACCAGAGATAAGTTGCCTTTATCATCTTTAGTAATGACGCAAGCTTCATGTACATTGATTGATTTACCCATGATTTAAAACGTTTTAAATTGAAATGCGGAACAAAAATAAGGAGAAAATATGAAAAAGTAATGTTAAGTTGCGCAACTTATCACTAATAAGCGAGAAAAATGCGGTATTTTTGGCGAAAAATTAAGAATTATGGTTGACAATCATGTAATAAATGACATATCGAACTATGCAGAGCCAGGACCAGACTCACTTGAAGGAGTGAGTCGGGAGCGGTTTACGCAGAGCGAAAGCAATCTTCTGTTGCTGCAATGGGCTTGCCAATACTTCTATGATGGTGCAGAACTGAGAAAGAAGTGGAAGCGAGCGCAAGACTTTGTGATGGGAAGACAGTTGGAAGAGCTGATAGAATGGAACGGAAGAAAGATTACCATCCGGCAGTATATGGAACTGAAAGGTATGCCAATACTGGAATACGATGTAATCGGAGACAAACTTCTTTCGCTCGTAGGTCTTGTGCGCCAGCAGCGCAGTACTGCTACATGTAGTGCCGTGGATCCAAACGAGGAAGACTATATCAGTTTCTTCAATGAATATCTTCGTCAGAACGACAACTTGAACGACAGGCAAGAGTTAGATGCAAGAATGTTTTACGCCTTCTGCTGCTTTGCCTTTATAGGCATGAAAACCTATTATGGCAGGAGGGATGGTAAGAATGGCATCTTTGACTATTCTGTAGACATCTTTAAGCTAGCTTTACCACCTTTCTTTAAGTATGACCTGAGCGATGTGGAATTTATTGCTGAGGCTCATGATTTGACTTGGCGAGAGATTATTGCTACCTTTACAAATGGAAGCAAGGAAGAGACTAATAAACTCAGTGAGATCTATCTACAGACGCAGCACCATTTTGCGCCAGAACAGACTTATCACCCGACTGGTGAAGCCCAGTATGCCGGAATAGATGATTTCACCCATTCTTCAGTAGTAGGCAAGTACCGGGTATTGGAAATCTGGACAAAAGAAACCAGACCAGCTATTTGGGTACATGACTGGGAGAGTGGAGATTGCGGCTATGCTTCTCCTGACCAGCGAGCCTTCTATGAGGAAAAGAAGCGCAAGATAGAGGAATCCAACATCATGAAAGATGAAAATGGCCTACCTGTGCTCGATGAGAATGGTGAGCCTATCTACTATGTAGACCCTTCTGAACTTAAGACCATCGAAATTAAGGATGAGGCTGAAACCTATTGGTTCAGAAGATATATCACACCGAATGGCTATCTGCTGGATGCCAGGGAATCACCATACTATGTGCTCAGGGACGGATTCAGAACCTCTATCCATCCATACACCTTCGTTGCCTATCCATGCTTGAATGGCGAGGTAAGAAGTTTTACGATGCGAGCCGAAAACAACCAGCGCACCTTGAACCATTATATGATGATGATCAACTTCATTGTAGCGAATGGTGCCAAGGGAACGATGCTTGTGGACGAGAACGCATTGAGCGAGAAACAGAGCCTTGATGAAATGCAGGTGAACTATACCAAAACAGATAGTATTATCTTGTGGAACTCGAAGAATGGAGGTAAACCACCTCAGACACTGGTCAACAAGAGTATTCCGGCAGGTGTTGACTTCATGGTGAACTTTGCCAAGACGATGGCAAGCGAGGGAAGTGGTGTGCAGGGTGCTCTTCAAGGACAGCACCGGAATACCAGCGGTAAGCAATATCAGTTGGAAAGAGAATCATCATCTACCACCATACAGGACTTTGTTGAGAGTTTCAACAACTTTAAGGTACGTGTGGCCAAGAAGAAACTGTACTTGATACAGGAATTTTGTACCGATGCTGACAGCGTTAAACTGACAGGTGATGAATTTGAAATTCACTTCAATTCTGAGACCATGAGGGATATGGATCTGGACGTAGCCATCGACCTGGATGCTTACAGCCCAATCATCAGAGCCACGAACAACGATATGGCTTGGAACTTCATGACCAGCGGTAAGATGGACCCATATACGATGCTTACGGTAGGGCAATTCCCTGGTACGAGCAGAATGAAGAAGTACTTCAAGGAACAGTTGGAGAAGCTACAAGCCATGCAAGCGCAGCAGCAAGCGAATGGCGAAATGCCTATTGCTGGAGCAGGGCAACAGCAGACTGGTACGCCAGCAGCACATCTGAAAGATGGAAACGGTGGTACAAATGATTTGGCTGCTTTGCCATCGGCATCTACAGCTACATAAAAATGATAACGTTGTATATAGACTTTAAGTTTTTTAGTTTAAAGGTAAAAAGGTTGAGGAAGAGGAAACCGTGATGGTCTCCTCTTCTTTTTGTTTAGTCAATACCATGTTTCTTCTTGTATATGCGTAACTTAAACATTGGGGTAGAAACTCGGTACATGTAGTATTCTTGCCATTGTTTCAACTTCTTGGCTCTTACCTTATTGTCGGCATCGCAGCCGATGGCTCCCCACTTGGAAGGAGTGTAGTAGTAGGAGGCAGCCTTGATGTCTTCTACGTTCTTGAAGTAGCGTGTTGCCTTCCACTTGCCCATCTGGACTAATCTTCGATATGCGAGCATATTTTTTCTGTTAGGATCGTAGGTCATGATCGCAAAATCTTTATGCGACTGGTCGTAGAGCATGTAGAAGCGAGGCGCACCACATTCTTTATACTTGGCAATGGTTGCCTTGACTCCTTTTTGCCACATGCGTGTGGCACGGAAGAGTTCGATACGAGTGACGATAGGCTGGTAGATGGCTATGAGCATCTTACGCAGCACGTTTGAATAACTTTGTTTCATTTTTCTTTTTACTTTTAATTATTAACTTATATGGACAGGCGATAGAATCGCCTGGAACGGTGACTATACAGGGGACGGATTATGCTGCTGGTTATATAGAGGTTAGCTGCCACCACCTATTCCGGCCAAATCAGCTACTACTGGTGGGCGGTTGCGGAGGCGTTCTCGCTCTATATCGGACTTTGAGCGGAATGGGATGATTTCCGGGGCAGGCATGTCCTTTTCTACGTAGAGGGCAATGGCTCTAGCCATCACTCGGTCATCATGCTTTCCGGCTATGGCACCGTAGCAGTCGTTTTGCTTGTAATAGAGGAAATAGGTGCATTCATCTATGGCTGCTAGTTCTCGCTCCATATAGCCACCATCACGGATGATTCTTGCCATCGTTTTTACTACTGCCACCTTGGTGTTCTTGTTTGTATTGAATCCCCATTTCATCTCTATATTCTTCACCTTCTTCAACTTTGACTGAGAGGCACTATACAGGTTGTCGTAGAGTGGGAGGAGGATAGGGAAGAACAGTTCTGACTGATTACCCTCAGTATTGTTCATGCGAGAGTAAGCGGTATTGTTCTCTATGACCAGATAAGCATCATTATAGAAATGAGCTATCTGGGCGCAGCGCATGGCTAACTGATCGGCATCGCAGTGACCATGCCATTCGGCTACCAGTTCTGGAACGCCACCGTAGATTTCATCGTAGCGGTCGAAGACTACTATATCTGAGAAGTCGGAGGTTTTATGTGATCCACCAATATCGCAGGCTACAATGTAACGATGCTTGACAATCTCGGAGTTGTCGGGTCCAGCCCATACCTTAAGAGGTCCACCGGAACGCTCCACGAAACGGATATTGTTCATACAAGCATCATCGGCAGCATCGTAGGAATCGCCCTCGATGTCGCCCACCATGATAGGCTCGATACCCTTGCAGTCCTCTTCCATCTCCTTCAACTTGTAAGGGTCGAAAACAGTTGTGCCGGAGAAGAGGAAGGCTTCCACGTCATCGGAAGGATATTCCTGGCGCATGCCATCCAAGTCGCTGTACTTCTTGCACTCATTCACATACCAATGGATGCCTTCGAGGGTTGCACCCTTGATTTCCCAAAGCCACCAGAAGTAAGAGCCATGATATTGCTCATCATCACGATTCTTGTAGAGCCAAAGAACGAAATCAATCTTTTCTTGCTCAGACTTGAAAGGAAGGATATACTTCTCGATGTCGAACCATGGAACGAAGTAAGGGGTATAGATGGAAAGGCGATTGCCGTCCTTGTCGAAAGAGTTGGCGCGCACCCATTCATCATGGAACTCATTTTCACGCCCATTAGGGGTAGACTCTCGCACGATGAAGGTGTAAGGTCTCGTAACATTGATAGGCGAGATTGCGGCATTGACAACCTTCTGTGGAGTCCACTCTGTAGTGTTAGGGAAAAAGGCTTCCTCGGTGATGTGAGCCATAGCTGCATCGGCAGAACGGCAGGATTCAGGGTTACGAGCCGAACCTGTCTGTATCTTGCAGGAGCGAGGGATGAGGTACTTGATGTTGTTCTGAGTGCTTGATGTGCGGAGTTTGCGAGAGTCTTCCTTGAATGGCTCTCCAATCTCATAGTAGAGCCATGTAGGGATGGCATTCGCCAATTTCTCGTACATATCGAACACCTGGGTAGCAGATGAAGACTGGTGACCGATGATGTTGCTATTCCAGTTGGTCTTCCAGAACATCTGAATCCAGAACATGTAAACCTCGGTATCAGTAGAACCACCCCATTGGCGACACTTCAAGAGGATAATCAAGATACTGTGCAGCTCACCATGAAGGCGTTGCCGTTCGAAATCCTTGGTGAGACCTATCTGTGCATGGTTGAGAAGGAAAGGTATATCATCGCCACCATCCTTATTCTTGATTCGGGCATAGGCGTAGGCGAAGAAATAAAAATCGTGCTTGCAGCGGAGACGGATGAGGTAACGGAAGACTGCATCGCGTGCCTTCTCTTGGTCGAGGTCGGGCATGTACTTCTCGCAGAAGGCAGAGATAGAACCGCACTTGATGATGGCGCAAAACTTCTTTTCCTTCAACATTTCTACCGGAAGCCAAAGCTTTTTGCCATTCAGAAAGTCGGGCATCTGACTCTCGAAGCGAAGACCAGGTGCATTCTCTCCAGTAATGGGACGATAGCTAGCGAGGAGACTTTCCAATCTCCTCGTATTTTCGGCAAGAATCTCTTTGAGCTTCTTATCGGAAATCTGCTGCTGAGGTCGTACCTTTAATGAAGACTTTGCTACTGGCATTATTTACTTTGAACTTTGAGATTTGAACTTTATGATATGTTGTTCTTGCTTTGAACTTTATGATTTGCCTCCTATATTTTTAGGGTGTTGGCTCTGTGGATGAATCTCTCTGCCTTGGCATAGATGAAGCCTAGGGCGAAGAGGATGAGGTGGTAGATGCCAGCTATATGAGGGAGGAGGCAACCAATTACCAGGAGGAGGAACATCTGGCAGAAGGCTAGGCGCTTTCTACGGTAGAGCCACGGAGCAGTGAAGCCCATGAAGAAGGATATGATGACCGATGCACCCAAGACCGGGAGGGACGGATAATAGAGGAAGGAGAGTGCCACGGATGCCAGCCACGAAGCCAGCAGACGATGGAAGCTGAACTGACGATGCACCATCAACAAGCACCAGGCATTGACAGCCCAATGGATGAAGTTGGCATGACCGAACATGTAAACGAAATGTGAGTATATTGGAGTTGATGGCGATACAGCCATGTTGGCATGAAGCGGAATGATGAAGGCCATCAGGAGGATGATGAGGAGTGTTATATATAATGTACGCATAATAGAAAAGATTTATCGAGTGATGAATGATGTTTGCTTGTTGCGGAAATGATTGATTTTCATCTGTATGTAGCGAGGAGCCATGCCCAAGTTGGGCGCAGGGAGATCCAGGCATATATACACAAGATTCTTGGTATTGTATTTCTTGTATTGATCCATCTGCCGGAGGCGCAGGAAGTCCTGATAGAAGGCTTCGAAGAGTTTTTCCTTCATGGCTTGATATTTGCCGAATTTTGGTTTTTCGCCCTTAATGCGTTTGCATATATACCGATAGGCAGTGCTATCAGCCAGATAATAACAAGAGGCAGGCATCTGGGCGATGTAATCGCATATCTTAGCCATGGTGGTAGGATATTCTACCATCCTCTTGGCCTTACGAAAGAGCAGAAACATTTCCTGGTCTCTTTTAAGGTAAATTTCGGATATGGAATTTAGATGTTTCATGCAACAAAATTAATTCGTCGAGATGCAGAACTTATCACAAAGTAATGCGAAATTTTCCTTAATTTAGCACACAAATATTAAAAATGAACGTTTATGGCAAAAGAAACGATTGATAATCAGAATGTTAAATCGAAGCGAGATTCTTTCAGAGAGAGTTTTGCGCAGCGTTATCCCGACCTGAATATGGACGATGATGAGGCTGTTTTTAACCAAATTGCGACCGATTACGACCAGTACGACCAAAGCAAGAAAAAGATGGACGACTTCAACAATATGCTGAAAGAAAATCCTCATGCTCCTGGGTTGGTGACAGGTCTTGTGACCAAGAAAAATGCTGATGGTGGCGACTTTAACCTTATCGACTACCTGATAGACGAGCTGGGTCAGGACTACATCGAAGCTATCAATGGTGACGAGGAGGCAAGGAAACGCTTGAAGGCTAGCGAGAAGGAAAAGCTCGATGCGAGTGAGAAGCTAGCCAAGGGCAAGGAGAAACTTGCAGCCAACATGGAGCAAGAGGATAAGGAGCTTGATGAAGCCATGAAGGAAGCCAAGATTAAGCCTGAGTCTATCAATGACCTGATAGAATGGATGTACAAGCGTAGCGAGGATGGCGAAGACCACGATGATGATGGATTCGTATGGAGAGCTGTCCGGTATGACTTGAAGAAGGCAGACTTCTTGCGCCTCTTCCAGATCAAGGACTTTGACAAGGCTGTTGCTGATGCTGAGGAGCGAGGCTATAAGCGTGGCAAGAACGAGAAAATAGACCAGCAGAGGCAGCTTCACGATGGAAGACAGGGTGGCAAGAAGAACATCAACATCAATGGTGGCGGTGGTGCTCCTGCACTTCCAAAGGAGAAGAGCCGGACGGAACAGGTGTACAGCAAGATGGTTGGCATGTAGGTTTCAATTAAGAATTTATAATTAATAATTAATAGTTTAAAAATTAACAGATTATGAAACAGTTTAAGAAATGGTTTGGATTCATGATGGCGATTTTCGTCATGATTCTGAGTGGTGGCAGCTCTTATGCTATGGCAGAAACTCCTCCTAATATTCCAGCAGGTGAAGGTGGCGGTGGCCCTACAGGTCCAACTGATGGGCCAGGTGTTGGTGGCACGGGTCCAAAGTGGCAGGGTGGTAGCCAAGAGCAGCAGGAGAAGATGAACAACTGGGACTACTATGTGGCTCATGTGAACCCTACCGTGGTGGAAATGAAGCTGGAGAGTTGCCCAATCGACCAGATTCTTCGAGCCTCGAAGCGAATGACTCCTGTGGACAGTAACCGCATCGAGTATTATTCCATCGGTCAGCGACCAATCAAAACAAAATTGACGGAAAAGGTTAATAAAACCACAAATGGTGGTTCTGTAACCTTGAAGGTGGAGAACCCTACCGTATTCGGTGTAGGCGACATTATCATGGTGAACAGCTATCTGGGCTTTAAGGACAATGGTACTGACCGAAGCGAAATGATTCCTTTGCAGTTGCGTGTAACTGAGGTAGACAATGACGGAACCCCTACATGCTATGCGCTGAACGGTAAGAAGAACAATGCACGCGGAAACAGAGACCTTCCAGAGGATATTGCTGTAGGTACTGTTGTAATGCGACTGGGACGAGCTGCTGGTGAAAAAGAGGTAGAGACAGGTAGCTACTACTCTATGCCTGACAAGAGCTTCCAGTATTGCCAGCGATTCATCATGCAGGTGGAGGAGTCTCTTATCGACCGTATGAGCAAGACCCAGGTACAGTGGGACTTCACACGCCAGGAGAAGATGGCTATGGACGATATGCGACAGGGTCAGGAATTGAGCGGACTGTTTGGTTATCGCTCTATGTCGAATGGTGGCAAGGATGTAGGTCTTGTTTACACGATGGGTGGCATCTTCTGGGAAGCAGGTAAGGATTTGCAGATTGGACACTGGGAGCCAAAGATGCGTAAGCAGGCTGATGGTACTCTTGTTCCTGTAACCGTAAAAGTGACCGTACCTGATGGGACTTCTGGAACAAAGGAAGAGGTAAAGCAGGTATATGAGTATGTGATTAGCGAGAAGGAGTTGACCCAGTTTATTGCATCCATGTTGAAGGGTGCTGGTAACTCCAGCCGTACCAAGTTGCTCTTCGTTGACAACCTGATTTATCAGGCATTTGCTAACCTCCGTTCTAACAAGCGTATCATTACCCAGACCGAAAAGGACTACCAGGGATGGAAACTTGACTTCGAAAAGTTTGAGAGCATGGGAACTAAGATTCTCATCTATCGCCATGATGCTTTTAACTCCTGGGGTATGGATGGTAGAGCCTTCTGCCTGGATGCTCGTTACCTAGACAAGTACGTATTCGGTACATGGTCACGAAACGAGTTTAACGCCAAGGATCTCCTGATTCGCAACACTGCAGGTGTGGTTATGGAAGAGTATAGTTGCTGGGTTCTGACATTCCCTGATGCCCATGCCCGTGTATCTCGTCCAACCTTCACCGAAGATGGTGTGACCGATGAGCAGATTCAGGAGGCTGCTTAATCAAAGTAAAGGGAGCTGATAGTTTTCTAACATATATCGAAAATCGGGGATAGTTGAGGCTGTAATGGTCTCGCTATCCCTTCACCCATAAACACAAAAGATATGTATAGATTTGTAGCAAACAGTATGCTCATCTTTGTGGTAACTCTGCCTAGCGGACTTATCAAGAGCGTGGAATTTGAACGGTGCAGTAACAATGCTTATTCATACCTTACGGACAATAAACAGGTGGCAGACTGCATCAGAAAGCATCCGCTAACGAAGGCTGGGCGTATCATCGATGAGAGTCAGCCAGAAGAGGTGCAGGTGCAGAAGCATGAAGAAGAGCATGTGACGAACGAGAACGCCCTTCACTTCGAGAATATCACCAAGGCTAAGAACTATCTTGCCAAGACCTTTGGCGTAGATACGAGAAAGCTGAAAAGCCCCCAGAGCGTGAAGGACGAGGCGAAGAAAAACGGCGTGGAGATGGATTTCTAACATTTATAATATAATAATGTATATGGAAGCGTTGATGAGCGAACTAGTTTTAGAGGTGCGGAAGGCCATCAGTGAGATAAGACATGATGACATGAATGACCTCATCGTGGATGACACTGATGTCATCATCCGTCAGTGCCTGGAGTCGGCGGCTAACATGTTGCTTGTTGAGGCTCCAGCTGATTTTCTTATTCCACAGCATGTGAAGGCATCTGTGTCGGACGTGGAGCAAGATTACACGTCAATCCAGTACAAATACACCGATGGACATGGCTATCTCATCGTTCCCGAGGACTTCTTGCGCCTATATGAGTTGAGGCTGAGAAGTTGGCAGCAGAGCTTGTATGAGTTGTTGCCGATACAGAGCCAGGAGGCTAGGATGCAAGCCACACGGTGGGGGCGTGGAACGCCTCAGAAGCCAAGGGGATTCCTGACCGTGCGCAGCGGTGGCAACCGTGTGCTGATGTACTTCACGGCAGGGCGGTACAGCAGCCATGTCTCTGGTACGGTGGATAATGTCTATGACCATCTAGTGGAAGTCTTTACATATATTCCTAAGGCTAAGGTGGAGGCCGTCGGCGATGATTCGAGACTGACCGTTGCGCTCCTGGACATTTGCCGCCAAAACGTGATATACCGTGCGGCGAGCATCTACTTGGGCAGTAACCAGCAAGCCGATTTGGCTGAGCGATTTAGTAAACTTTCAAATTTTAGCTGATATGGATAAGAACTCCTTGCATTTTAGGGGAACGTACAGGAACCTGTATGAGGTCAACAGGGCATATCCGAACGGAGGTGTCGATGGGGACTATGTGGATATTAACGGATGGCAGCATTGGTGGAATCCTGATCGTGGGACGTGGTGCGTGAACGAGAACCGTGATTCCTATTGGGACGAGGTGCTTTCAACCGTTCAAAACTTATTGTTTTCAAAGGCTTGTGTCAGCGAGAGCGATTTTCCTCTGAACCCAACGGACGAGGAGAAACGGTTTGGCTATTTCTACAATGGCGAGCTTTATCTTTGGACAGGTACGAACGGAACGGTTCGAAACGGTCAGTACAGAAGCTTTGGCGTGGTGCAAGGTGAGCGTGGTGTGGGCGTGAGCAGCATCGCACAGACTTCCACGTCAAACGTGGATGGTGGAAAGAATGAAATCACCGTGACCTTGACGAATGGTGATTCATACAAGTTCTTCACATACAACGGCACAGGACGCAACAAGGGATATTATTACAGAACCCTTGACGAGCTGAAGCAAGCAGTGCCATCGCCTACCGTGACCGATTGGGCGATAGTCGATGGCAGTGTTTACGTGTGTGACGAGGCAGGTGTGTGGAAGGACACCACCTATTCATGGAAACCCATCAAGTTGAATCCGTTTGTGACGGAGCTGAACAAGATGGATATGCCGACATCAACTGGCTACCTCTATTGGAATGGTCAATCTTTCGGATGGAAGACTCCTGTTGTGAACAATGGTGGTGGCAATACAGGCGGTGGTACAAGCATCGACCTCTCTGAGTACAGTTGGTGGGGAAGAAAGTTTGACCCTGCGTCTAAGTCGATTACAGGCGAAATGTCTAGTGTCACCGGTATAGAGTTCCAATCAACCAATGGAGAAACAGTCATCAGAAAGAAACTCCATCTTGACAAGAACGGTGACTTGTGCTTTGACGGCAACTTCTACGCAACAGGCGGCGTGACGGCTCTTGGCAGCGGTGGCGGTACATCGGGAGGCAGTGGTGCTTCTTTGGGAACTCTTCTTACTAAACTTAATAGTGACAATCCTTTCCCTACCGCTAACGGTCAAGTACTGACTTATGATGGTAGTAATTTCGTTTGGAAAACTTCTACTGGAAGTGGTGGTGGTAGCACGACTGGCGGAATCAGAATCAAGAGGAATGGTAGTACCTTGAAAGATAGTAATGGTGATGTCTTATCATGCACTAGTATTAACTTTAAATACGGTGAAAATTGGAACTCTACCCCAATACTTATAAATAGCGACAATGAAATATCGGTGGATTTGTCTGTTGTTGCTAATAATGGTAATAATAGCTCATCTTCATCCAACTATCCGTTAACTATATACAATGGTTCATCGAATACTGACTATATTACTTATGATGGTAGTTCTTCTGCATATTTAAAGTTCAAAAATGGTTTTTCTATATCAAAGGTAGGTTTAGGTTATGAGATTTCAGTTTCTGGTGGTGGAAGTGGTTCTAGTAATAGAATAGATACCATCAAATTGTTCAATGATTTAGGAAACGAATTTGACTCTGTGTATCTAGGCACTGGAAATGCTATTGGATTTATGCAAGGTGACAATGTTACTTTGCAAGCAGTTGTTAAAGACCATATCAATGTTATAAAGATTTCTGCTAAAGGTGGTAATGGTGGAAGTGGTGGTTCAACGTCAACAAGTGTATCTTGGTCAGACGTAACTAACAAGCCAAGCACATTTACACCTAGCAGTCATACTCATTCAACAAGTGACATCAACGGTCTCTCTAATTACGTGCAGAATACCAAGGTAAGTAATGCCACAAATGCCGACAAAGCAAAGCAGTTGGCAAACTCACGAACCATTTGGGGACAAAAATTCGATGGAACGGGTAATATCAATGGCAATTTGCAAATGGGTTCTGCTGGAGGTAATTCTATTCAGCTTTGGATGAACAACGGCAATATGCTTGACCGCACAGACAATACACTTCATATTGGTTATGGACTGAAAGCATCGTCTGATGGAGAGATAAATTTGGATGCTAATGTAACGAAGATTTATACCGACAATTATAGCAAGCATTATGATTTCAAGAGCAATGTCTTTGATGTTAATTCAAATCAAATACATTTTGGTTCTGAAGCTAATGGTGGAAGAATATCTTGGGATGCAGCTAATAATGCTTTCAAAATAGAAGGAAATGTTTATGCTACTGGAGGTATAACTGCACTCGGTGTAAGTAATAGTGCTACTACAAGTAATAATGTTGACTTTACTTTCAGGAGTGTTACTGCAAATACTTTTAAAGTTAAGAATAGCATACAATTATTTGATAATCTTACCTTAAATAGGAATGGCGATGATGTTTACTTATCTAGTGACGATGGTATTAATCATGATATATATCTTGATGGTATGGACCAAAATTATCGCTTAAGTTCAGATGGGAATGCTAATTTTAATAATTTAAATTGCGATTCTCTTAATTTTAATGGAGTTGACGATTTTTCAATTGTTGATGCAAATGATACAAGTTTTCATATTCAATTTAATTATAATGGTAAAACATATAATTTTTTTGCATCTGAAAATAGTGTTATTGTAAGCTAAAATATTATGAATAAGAATATAAATACAAATGGAAGAGCTGCTTTATATGCTAGTATATATCCAGCTATAGAAAGAACTTGTGTTGCTAATGGTTGGTGTAGTGGAGTTCATGGCAGTGTAGTTACTGACTTTGACTTAATGCTACAACCTTATACAGATAAAGCAATACAAATTAAGGAACTTCTCTATAAAATAAGAGCAGTTTTAGAACTTGGTAATATTCCAGTTATATATGCAGGTAAGTCTCATCATAATAGATGTATGTTTGGTATTTGTATAACTGAGAATATGTATTTAGATATATCTGTTATTGATGATGGTACTATAGGTGTTGAACATTTAAAGAAAGGATTTGTATGAAGAAATTTATTCAGTGGTTGGCAAAGGTATTAAATGCCAACATAACAACAGAGAAAGTAGTAACCAAGGAGGTAGTGAAATATGTATCTCCTGGTACTATTAATGGTGATATTATGGTAGATGGAAATCTTGTTGTAAATGGCAAGATTGAAGCTACTGGTGGTATAACTTGTTTAAAGAATTAAGACATGAGTATAGTAAATGGAATTATAACTGCTCCAGTTAACATCGAGGATGTAAAGAAAATTCTTAATGAGAGTAGTAATGATATTGCTACTCTATGTAAGAACCACAATATAAATATGTGGTCTAAGTATAAGCCAGTAAGTCTTAGTAAGAAATTTGTGACTGATACTTTAAATTCTGATGGTAAAAGTTGGACTGCACCTAGTGGAAGATTAGGTTGGTGGTTAGGAAATAACACTGTTAATGATGCAGCTTTAGTTATTCCTTTAGTGACTAGTAAATCAAACTTTGATGATAATAAAGCAAAATGGACTTATAATAAACCTTATGGTGGTGATAATTCTCCTTATCGTCTGTCTGATTTTGCAGGTTATTATGATGATGCTCAAGCACCGATTTCTCCAGCATATCCAGTAACTAATGAGTTTTTTATATCAGAGACTGCAACATTTAGTATATGGACTACTAATACAAGTGAAATAGATTATCCTGACCAATGTGTGTCACTAAAAGATATATTCCAAATACTTACACAAATTACAGATGGTAAAGTATATCCTGCTATTTATCTATATAATGTGACAAAGAAGATAGGTAGTTATTATTCTAAGCCAAACCCTATTGATGCAAATCTTGATGATGAAGGTTATTCATTTTTAGTCAAGTTTAGTTCTGGTGCTCCTATATCAGAAGGAGGTTGTGGTTTTAGTTGTAATGTTGGTGATGTTATAAGAGTTTATCTTCTTCTATGCACAACTGGAGGTGTTGAAGATAATTATTTCTTCAATAGTTTTTCATTGCAACATGGTACTTATGTTGGATATAAAGAATATACTTTGAAGTCTGATAAGGATAAGCCTTATACTTATGATACTGCAACAATTAATATAACAGAGAAAACTGTCAATCCTAGAAATGATTATGCAGGTCAATATATTCTTGATGGTGATGGAAATATTATGTTGTTAGCTGGTATTGTTGAAGTATCAGGAAAGTTCAAGTACACATTCTCTTCCTCTCATCCACCAAAGGGAATGACATATACAATTTTTGCTCAATATCAGGATGGTAATGGTGATATTTTTACTTGCGCTTCTGAAAAAAAGTATGTACGTCAAGCAAGTACTTCTACTAGTTATAGTTTTAGTAATTTAGGTATTACAGTATATCCAACTTTGGAAGATGCTGAAAAACAGGAAGGAGGTTATAGAGTTGAAGGTATTCCTCTTATAGCAAATCAAGTTGGTAGTAGTTCTTCTATTGTAGCAACGGAAATTGATTTGCATGTATATTTCGACCCTTATGAAGGAGATAACCTTATTACTGCATATAATATATCGTATAATGGAAATCCTCTATATACTAAAGGTAGTTTCAGCAGTGCCAAGGCTATCAATTTTGCTTCGCTGGATAAAGCAGATGAAGCCAGCACCGCTTCCGAGGAGCAAATCACCTCTGAGGACGTAGGTAACTCATAAAGGACGAATTGGCATAACGAATAGATATAGTAAATATCAGAATATTAACAATAACAATTTAACTATAATAATTATGAAGAAGATTAATTTCGCTGCGTTGCAGATTGCAACAAACATCAAGAAGGATGAATACATAACCAAAGACATCCGAGAAGAGTTGGCTAATGCCATGTACCAGAATGCCAGAGGCATCGGCTATATGGCATTGGCTATGAAGATATACAAGTCGGATGGTGAGGTTGAGCTTGACGATAAGGAGTTCAAGCTGTTGAAGGACTTCGGTCAGGGCTTCCCTCTCTTCTACCAAGATGCCTTGGGACTGCTCGAAGAGGAGAAGAAGTAACGCAAACTACTATTTGTTTCAAAATGAATGACAAGGAATGAGAAAAATAGAAAGAATTTTTGTTCATTGTACAGCTGGCTCGCAACGTCAGAGCATCGAGGATCTCAAGGCTGAATTTCGTCTGAAGGGTTGGAAATATCCTGGTTATCATTACGTGGTTGACATCAATGGTGGCATCCATCAGCTTCTCGCCATAGAGCTGGTCAGCAACGGAGTCAAGGGCTATAACTCCTCTGCTATCAACGTTGCCTATATGGGTGGCATCGACAGCCACGGCAAGCCTATCGACAACCGCACTCCAGATCAAAAGGATGCTCTCATTTTGCTGCTTCATAGACTTAAGCAACAATTCCCGGATGCAAAGATCATGGGGCACAGAGACATTTGGGGGACAGACTGCAAGAAATGGAAGAAGTATTGTCCTTGTTTTGATGCCATGTCTGAATATAAGGATATAGAATAAAAGATGTTAGATAGATAAAAAAAGGGGAGTGTTGCTTAGCACTCCCTTTTCTTGTATATAGGCTATAATTTTCTTATTCATAAATTTGAATGTTTAATTAGTGCAAATATACGAATAATTTGCTTACAGATTGTTACTTTAGCAAAGTTTAACTTTAAAATTTTGCTCAAAATGAATTGATTTGAGCAAAAAATTGTAATTTTGTCAAAAACGTAGAAAAATTAACTATAGGCAAAAGGAGGTTTTTTAATGACAGAAGAACAAAAAGTCGAAGTCCAACGGTTGATAAAGGACATTGATGTGACGGAACTTATGGGAATGCTTATGAAGCATGGCAACAGGTATTCAAGGAGAATCTTGAAATTCTTCAGATGGTTCTGCAAGTATGTGCCTTTCATCATCATGTGTTTTCATGCGTATGGTATATGGGATTTTAGCCAGCATCCTCGTGAAATGTTTATTCCTTATGGAGAGAATTTTCCCTGTTATCTTTTCATCCTTAATTCCGCAACACTTTGATTTAACTTTATTTATAAGTTCCTGAGCAACAAAAAGTTGCTCAGGATTTTGCCATGTCAGATTTTTCACTTATCTTAGTGTTGCAAATCAAAACAAGCGTAAATCGTAACAAGACATGGCAAAGGTACAAATAAAATCTGAAAAACTCACACCTTTTGGAGGAATTTTTTCAATCATGGAGCAATTTGACTCCATGCTTTCACCTATTATCGACCAGACACTTGGTCAGAGATGCCGCAGTATCATCGGATACCAGTACAGCGAAATTATTCGTTCTCTGATGAGCGTATACTTCTGTGGCGGTTCATGCGTGGAGGATGTAACATCGCATCTGATGCGTCATCTCTCGTATCATCCGACCTTGCGCACATGCAGCTCTGATACCATCCTCAGAGCCATCAAGGAACTGACACAGGAAAACATCTCATATACTTCCGATAAGGGCAAGACCTATGATTTCAATACGGCAGACAAGCTCAACGCCTTGCTTATAAAAGCCTTGGTTTCCACTGGTGAACTGAATGAGGTGGAAACCTACGATGTTGATTTCGACCATCAGTTCCTTGAAACAGAGAAGTATGATGCAAAACCGACATACAAGAAGTTCCTCGGCTACAGACCTGGCGTATATGTCATCGGTGACATGATTGTCTATGTCGAGAACAGCGATGGCAACACAAATGTGCGCTTTTATCAGGCTGAGACCCACAAGAGATTCTTTGCCCTACTGGAAGCCAACAGCATCCGTGTGAATCGCTTCAGAGCCGACTGTGGTTCGTGCTCGAAGGAAATTGTCAGTGAGATAGAGAAGCATTGCACGCACTTCTACATCCGCGCCAACAGATGCAGTTCGCTCTACGATGACTTGTTTTCACTGAGGGGATGGAAGACGGAGGAAATCAACGGCATCCAGTTTGAACTCAATTCCATTCTTGTTGAGAAATGGGAAGGCAAGTGCTATCGTCTTGTCATCCAGAGACAAAGACGCA